TAATCCTTGTTCGCGCCAACGCAACATAGCTTTACTATCTTGTGTACCTGCCGTAGACATCATTACAAACAACGGGTTTTTGCGGGCGCGTTGCGACGGTAATAAACCTTCATCTATTGCAGCTTCCGAAATATCCCAAACCTCGTCGGCTACTACTAAGTCAACGCTGTAGCCGTGTCCAGCTGCAGGCGTGGCCGCCCTGGGGAACCATACCGAATTATCGGGCATTGTTAAAACCATGCGACCGTATGACCATGAAATATGCGCGTTAAATTTGCTTTCTAATATTGGTGCCAAATATGTAAACAACGCGGTAGCCAAATCGAGTTTGTGCGCGACAGTAATAACCGTTTGCGCCTGACCGCGCGCTTTACCTTGCGTAGTTAGCCACCAGCCAACAAGCGACGCAATAGCAACCGTTTTACCGTTCTGTCGGGCAACAGACACAAGACCGACACGGTGCAAGTAATCCCCGTTGCTATCCATAGACGTTAAACCATGCAAAATGTTTAACTGCCACGGCATCAGGTCTACTCCTAATACCTCTTTCGCAAAATCCCCAATTTCATTTACAGCCGATTTTTGACCGCTGGCAGTGGTCGTCACCAATCGCGGCATATCGTGGCCAGTCCGCGCCAGTTCCGCCAAATCCTTATGAAATATAGGGTTAATATCTTGCGGGGGCATGGCTGGGTTTGTAAAAAAAAGTTGTGAACGTTTTGCGTGGTTTTTTGTTTGGGGCGTTGGGTTTGCGGTGCGTTCGCGTTGTAGTTGTACGCCGAATTGTTGGCCTCTTCTGCTGTTGCAGGGCTTGCAACTGGGCACTAGGTTTTCAAGTTCGTGACTACCGCCACGTATTGGTTCTAGTAGGTGGTCTGCGGCTGTTGCTTCGCGTTGTCCGCACCAATGACATAGTGGGCTATCGGCTAGTAATCGTTTACGGTTTGCTAGGTAGATTGGGTTGCCGTTATGTGCTGCCATGTTATGACCTTAACGAACTGGCGCGCGCTGTCGCGCTTGCCCTCGGGTTGCGGTGTTGTGGTTCCATGTCGGGCTAGTCCTTTGTTATTGGTTTGTTATCGTTATGTTTGTTGCGTGTTGTTAAAGCCTAATGCGCTTATGCCCGCCCACGGTTAGCCCTAGCCGTTCCCTATTTCTGTTATCGCCTGATTATGTTTACAGGCCGCCCCAACGCTTAGCGTTATTGCTTTCGTCTTACAGCTTTAACGCGCGCCGGTCTAACCACGTTGCCGTGGATTAAGTCCCCGCGCCATGCGAAAGGCGTACGGTCCGTGTTACTGGCCTGTTGTAAGTTCTGTATTTAATCGGTTCGTGACAATAACACGGCTAACAGCACCATAAACGCAACTGCTAACCAGGCTGTACGGGTCACGGTTTTATGTCCCTGGCGCGTACTAATGCCTCGATAGCTAGCGTTAGTTCGTCTTGCGCTTGGTGCAGCTCTTTAGTCGTTTGGTCTAGTAAACGTTTTATGGCGTCTAGTTCGTGATGTAGTTCCATGTTTAGTTTGCGTAAGTCTTGTAGTTGGTCGTGGCTGCCGTAATTGCTGTTGTATCGTGTCATTGTTTCCACGCTTCAATAACTTTAGAAGCCTGGGCCATTGTCAAGGTTTCTAGTATTACGTCGTCGGCGTCTAACAATAGTTGCAAGGCTTCGAGAGCTGCCAAGTCGTCTAACCCTTTACCTTTAGCAAGCGCTTTAATCATGTAAAGCTGTTTGCTACTGGCGTGGACGCTGCCCTCTTTCGGTGTACGCATAGGCGTTATCGTGGCGTCGTGACCGCCTAAACGAGCCTCTACTTCGTTACGGCTTGCTATCGACTTAGCGGCACCACAACCCATATAACCCAAGGCGCGCCCTAACGCCGACGTCATACCAACCATGTATTCACTTCGCTTGGTGTAAGGCGTGTTACCTGGGAAAGGTTCGGCAGCCGACGCTATAACCGGTATTGGGTCTGCTATGTCACGCCAAACGGTAACGGTGCAACGAATAAACGTCGAGCCGTCGGGCATTGTGATTACCTGATTGTCGGTTTCTTGTATGCGTAAATCGGGCCAGCGTTTCAACGCTTCCGCTAAGCGTGTAGGTACGTCTACGTAATTATCTAAATTAAATGCCATGTCGGGTATCTTTCTATTAGTCGGGTTTAGTTAACTTGCTTGTTATATATCTCAACGGTATCACATAGATAAAACGGCACGCCTAAAAGCCCTATAGGCATTAGGTCTGCCGCGTCAACTTTATATGAACCGTCGCCCATATCTTGGCCCAGTTCGCGGCCATGCGAACCCATTAAATAGCCCAAAATGTATACGGTTTGTTCGTCTACTCGGCATTGAATAAAACGGGCTTCGTTTTTATCGTGACGGCGTATATATAAATCGTCGCGCGTTGCGCTTGCCCTTACTTGTAGTTGTCCTACGTCGCCTTGTAGTTTTGCAAACCCTTCAGTTACAGCGCCACCCCAAAATTGTTGCGTTGCTTTTGCTACCGCTTGTTCGGCTATTGCGCCAATTATGTCTTTACCAAATTTTAAATGGTCCGCTACAAAATTTAGGGTTTCGGTTCGGTTACTTTTTTTACCGCTTATTCGACGGTCAACGCCTACGTATGCAGCTGTACGCAATTCGTCTAGCGTTAACGTTACTTTTAAGCCGTATACGGTGGGGTCGTTTGATATTGCTTGCATGGTGTCGGGTCCTTTAATGGTTTGTGTTTGGTGCAGGCTTTTAAATCTTTATGTGTATATAACTTTTTGGTTGGGTTTGTTTTGTGGGGTGTTTCTTTTAATGTTTGCCCGCAGAGGTTGCATTTCATATGCCAATTATTACGGCCATGGCTGCGGTAATGACTGCGCCCGCAAATTTGTGTTCGTCGCTTGGTGTACCGGATAAATACTTTTCGCGCAATATCGCTAATTCGTCTAGCAAAATACTGTGGTCTACCGGCTTAGGTGCTACAAGTCGATAAGGCTTATTTAAAAATACTTCGTCTACAAAACTTTTAAAAGTTTCGGCGTACTTTTCTGTATACATCTGTCGGGTACTTTCTGTTAGGCCTGGGTCGGGTATTGGCTGTTCGGTCATGGGTTAGGCAACGCCCATGGTCCGTACCCCGAATTATGCCATATGGCTAGTGCAGAGTTTGTGTTAATCACGGGGTCAAATAAATCGTTACACGTTTGTAATATTCCTTTGGCTTGTAACCAACCTGTAGGCCAATATTTGTTTGGCCGGCACCAAAAGCCGTTAATTTGGTAGTACCCATACGACCCGCCTGCCGTGTCTTTACCGTTATAGGCGTCGGCTTTGCACCCGCTTTCACGGTAAATGATGCGGGCAACGGTACCCATTTCGGTTAAAGGCCAGCCCGCTTGCTGCGCCAGTTGTAACGCATATTGGCAGTCTGTTAACGGCGTTGCCGTTGTCGTAGTCGACGTTGCCATAGGCGCCAAACTGACCGTAACGGGGGGCGGTACAGGCAGGGCGCTAGGCGCGTTGTAAGCGTCGTAGGCAAACGCTAGGCCCGCAATGCTTATAGTTACAGCCGTAAAGATTTTGGCTAGTAGGAAGTTCATGCAATACCCCTTTTTTCGTCGGTGTTAAAACCGTAGTAGACGCCTAAGCGTTAGGTGGTGATACTGGGCGTAACCCTTGTAGGTAAAGGCTTACAAGTTCGGGGGTTTTGTCGCCAGGGTAATAAAACCAATGCCAAGGTTCTTGAGGCATGACTTCTAATGACCAGCCAAATAGTGGGCCTTGTTCGCACATAAACGCCCAAGTTTCGCCCGCCATGTTTGCGTAGTCAACGGCTAAACCTAAGTTATGGCGGCTGCTACCCGGTGCAGCTAGTGGGGCGTTGCCTGGGCGTAGGTAATATTTGCGGCCTTGCCATGTTCGGGTAGACGCGCCCTCAATAGGTTGCAAGGTGTAGCGCTGTAGAAATCCTGCGGTTTGTTGCGCTAACGACCGGTACGTATCTCCTGCAGATAGAGGTTTAAATTGTTTTATACCTGCAGCAAACGCGGCGGTACGTATTGCGTTGTAAGCGTTAGCGGCGCGCGGGTGCAGCTTGCCAAACGGTTTTATGTCTACAAGCATATTGGCGGGTAGTTCACCTGGGTTCACGTGCCCCAACGTGGCAGGTAAAACAAGTTTTTTAACTGGCGGTATCACTTTTTAGTTTTGTTGCCAAACACGTTGCTACTTTCGCCGCCTTGTTTAGCGTTAACGCCGTTGCCTATCGAGTAACCAATAATCATTGTAAGCATCGGTACACCGCTAGCCATGTCTATTTTGTCGGCAATCATCAACGCGGTTAGGCATAGCAAACCGACAAGCAAAATAAGAAACTTAGGTAAATTATTAACAGTCATTATCAGCCGAGTAGTAAAGCGGCTTCATCGGCTGTAATTCCCAATTTAGCAAGTAACGCGGCTTTTGCTGCGGCCTTGTCTTCGTCGGCTTTATCTTGTGCTGCAAAATCTTTTAAATCTGCCTTATATTGTGCAGCTTCA